ATCCTGCAGTTTACTAAGACCTGCCTTACGCCATTGCTGCGCAGCATTGAATCGGCCGTCTATCGCGATTTGCTAGATGCAAAGACCCGTAAAACGACAGTCGTGAAGTTCAATATGGAAGGCTTGCTGAGAGGCGATAGCCAAGCGCGCGCTGACTTCCTGCAGAAGATGGTCAATACCGGCATTTATACGCCAGATGAGGCGCGTAGTTACGAAAACAAGGCGTCAAAACCGGGCGGCGATCAGCTCATCGTCAACGGAACAATGCAACCTTTGCACGGCATCGGCCACAACGGCGAACCATCGCTTGATGATGCGCCCGAAACGCGCGCTGCTTAAGGATACTTTATGAAATTCGAACACATTTTGACAGCCTTTGAGGCTGAACCGTGGGCGATTCAGCGCGAAAAACTGGCAGTCCTCGCGGATATTATCGCAGCTCGTGCTGCCGGTGATAAGTTTGTGACGTCTGAGTTTGTTGCTGCTGTTTCTGATGCTCGGGCGAAAGAGATTGCGGAAACCGATGGTAAGGTTGCAGTAATTCCCGTTTACGGGGTGCTTTCTGACCGTATGGACATGTTTTCTGCAATGAGCGGAGGCACTTCATATGCCGGCATCAAGCGGCAGCTCCACAAGGCGCTGTCGAATGACGATGTTAAGGCCGTCGTGCTTGACGTTGATAGCCCAGGCGGTTCTGTACCTGGTACCGACGAGCTGGCCACCGAGATTCGCAAGCTACGCGGTGGCGAAAAGCCGATCATTGCGCAGGTCAACAGTCTTGCCGCAAGTGCCGCATACTGGTTGGCATCGTCCGCTGACGAAATCGTTGTTACGCCTTCGGGCCGAGCTGGTTCGATCGGTGTCTACACCGCGCATGATGACATTTCGGCCGCCTTGGATAAGGCGGGCGTTAAGCGGACGTATATTTCCGCGGGCAAGCACAAGGTCGAAGGCAACGAAACCGAGCCGCTTGGCAAGGAAACACTGGCGTATATTCAGGAAAGCGTGAACCGTTCGTATGAACGCTTCCTAACAAGCGTTGCCGATGGTCGCGGTATCACAAAAGCCCGCGTGGAAGCTGACTTCGGTCAGGGCAGAGTTTTCTACTCGGAAAAGCTCATCGAGCTGGGTATGGCTGACCGTGTCGCAACGCTTGACGAGACACTGGCACGCTTTGGTGCCGAAACCGAGCCAGCATATGTGCGCAGGGTGAAAGCATCTAACGCCGCAAAGGCTGATGCAGCCAGGCTTCTTGCTACTAAAATGGCAACAGGCGAACAGATTACCAAACGCGAATTCGAGAACGGTTTGAAGGGTCTTCTAAATCTATCGAATTCTGAGGCAGAGCGGGCCGCTCGGCTCTACCTCAAGGAAGGTCAGGGGGCTCCTGACGTCGAGACGGATGCTGCTGCTTTGGCAGCCCTAAACCGGCTTTTGGCCGAAGCAAACACACCACTCATCAAAATTTAAGGAGCCACACATGGCTGATAACGTACTTGCCGATAAAATCGGCGAGCTTGGTACTTCGCTTGCCTCCATCAAGGAACAGGTCGGCAATCTCGCTGTAGACTTTACGTCGAAACTTGCTGCTAACGGCGAGGTTTCTGCTGAACTCAAGGAAAAGACCGACAAGGCACTTTCTGAGCTCGGAGACATGACCACACGCCTTGGCGATCTCGAAAAGCGCGCCGCCCGTGAAAAGGACGAGGGCGCCAACGAACAGAAGTCGCTTGGCGACATGGTTATCGACTCTGCCGATTATAAGGCGGGGATGCTGACGGGTGCGTCCCGCGGTTCGATCAAGGTGACGGCAGATCGTGCTGCAATCACTTCGGCCAACACCACTGTGGGCGCTGGTCGTAGTCAGGGCACGTCACTCGTTCCAGGTGCACGCGTGCCGGGCATCTTTGGTCTGCCAGAGCGTACTCTGACGATCCGCGATCTCGTGCTTCCGGGCCAGACTTCTTCGAGCTCTATCGAGTACGTGAAGGAAACCGGCTACACGAACAATGCGGCTCCTGTCGCTGAAACGACTGCAAAGCCATATTCGGACCTGACGTTCGATATGACTTCTGCGCCGGTTCGCACTATTGCTCATCTGTTCAAGGCTTCGCGCCAGATCTTGGACGATGCTCCGGCCCTTCGTTCCTACATCGATGGCCGTGCTCGTTATGGTCTGCGCTTTGCGGAAGAAAATCAGCTACTCAATGGCTCTGGTACTGGCCAGAACATTCACGGTCTGGTTCCGCAGGCAACTGCGTTTAGCCCAGCCTTCACTTTGCCAGGTGCAACAGGTATTGACCGCCTTCGCCTCGCAATCCTTCAGGTGGTTCTTGCTGAGTATCCGGCCACAGCTTTTGTCCTCAATCCAATTGATTGGACGAAGATTGAGCTAACCAAAGATGCGGGCGGCAATTACATCATCGGCAATCCGCAGGGATCGCTGACGCCAACTCTCTGGAACCTGCCAGTGGTTTCCACGCAGGCTATGGCTGCAGGCGAATTCCTCACTGGTGCGTTCAGCTTCGCTGCACAGATCTTCGATCGTCTCGATATCGAAGTGTTGCTGTCGAGCGAGAACGTCGACGACTTCGAAAAGAATATGTTCACGATCCGCGCGGAAGAGCGACTGGCATTCGCCGTCTATCGTCCAGAGTCGTTCGTTACCGGCGACGTCGAAGGCGCTTAATGGGGGACGGGGAGCTTCAGCTCCCCTTTTCCAGATTGGAGAGAACATGACTGATTTTCTAGAAGTTAAAGCCCTAAAGACTTTTGCTCTCGGCAAAGATCTAAAAACTCGCAAGAGCCCGTCTTTCGAAGTTGAAGCTGGCGAAGCTCGACAGCTGGAAGCACAGGGCCTTGTGTCTTTGGCTGGCAAGACAGATGCGACTAAGGAAGCGGACGGCGTCACGCCAGAGAATGGCACCAAGCTCAAGCAGAAGGCGAAATCAGATGGCAGTATCGACAAAGACACGTAAGAAACGGGTCGCCAGCTATATCGGTGCCGGGGTTGTCACTCCAAATCCTCAGCCCGAACCGGAGCCAGAAGTGCCGCCTGAAGGTGGTGGCGATGGCACTAATTGATCCTGCTGTATTCAAGCGTCACCTTCGTGTTTTTCACGACGACGAAGACGACGAGCTGACGCTTTATCTCGTCGCCGCGGAAACTGTGGTCACTGAATACCTCGATCGCGAGGTCGTAGCGGCGGGTCAAACGCCGTCACTTGCTGACGGCATCGTCATTAATGCCGCTATTTCGGCGGCCATTCTGCTTGTCGGTGCAGACCTTTACGAAAATCGCGAGCCTGACACCGCATCCAGCGGAGACGCAGTTTTGCCGAGACATGTTCGAGCGCTGCTCTCGGCGTACCGAGTTTGGCGGGTTGAAGAAGAGGTGCCGTAATGCCCCACGTCCGCTTCTCCGAAGACTTCGACTGGAAGCCGCTCCCGCAAGTCACCATCGCATATAAGGCTGGCTGGTCAGGGCGTGTCACCACACCTTGCGCGAATTCTGCTGTCGCAAGCAACAAGGCTGTACGTCTGAAAACTCCGAAAAAAGGTGAGAAGGATGGCGAAACGTAAGGGCGCAGGCGCGCTCAACAACATCGTCGTCTTTCAGCAGCGCGAAGCGGTGCGGGACGAAGGCGGTGGCACTAGCCAAGAGTGGGTAGACAAGTTCGAAACTTCTGCTCGTTTACAGCCACGCCTAGGTTCCGAAACGGACATTGCGTCCCGTACGCAGGGCATCCAGCCGTATACGCTCGTTGTCAGAAGCGAAACGCGAACAAGAGGCGTTACGCCGTCTTGGCGGGCTAGGAACAAGCGAACCGGTGTTCTTTACGAGATCCAGTCATGTGCCAACCCGGACGAAGTTAATCAGTACATCGAAATGCGCGCTGTCGTGCAGGGCGGTGGCTGATGGCTATCGGTGCTCGTATTCTGGGGCTTGCTAAACTCGAACAGAAGTTCAAGCGCTTGCCGAAAGTCGCTCGCGACATGGTTCGCGGGGCTATGGAGCAGGGTGCTGAAGATATCGTCGATATGATGAAACGTCGTGTTGCTGAAGATGACGGCGCACTACGGGAAAGCATTGGCTGGACGTGGGGTAAAGCACCAAAAGGCAGCATGGTGATCGCGACAGTCGAAGCCAGCCTTGCAGCTGATTGGACAATCACGATCTTTGCAGGAAACAAAGAAGCTTACTACGCTCGCTGGGTTGAGTTTGGCACGGTAGGCTTTGCCAATAAAGGCATGTTTCCAGGCACAAAGAACCCCGGTCAGGGAAAGCAACCATTCTTCTACGTGACGTGGCGAGCCAAAGACAAAGAAACAAAACGCCGTATTCGTCGAGCCATCACCAAAGCAGCAAAAACAGTAGCCGCAGGAGGCTGATGGATGGACCCTGTATGGGAACTTCAAACCGCTATCTATGCGCGGTTATCGCAGAATGCTGCGCTGACAACGCTAATCGGCGCGGACAAGGTCTATGACAATCCTCCCGCAGATCCGAATGGCAACATACCGGCCGCAACTTATCCGTATGTTTCATTCGGCAGCGCTTCGTCTTCTGATGACAGTGCCGATTGCGTTGATGCGGTTGACGTTATTTTCCAAATTAATTGCTGGTCGTCTCTGCCGAGTCAGAAACAGGTTAGGCAAATCGCTGACGCTGTGACCAAGGCACTTAGACGATGGGAACCGCCGCTCACAGTAAATGCTCTCGTCACCTTCGATCCTTGGCGCACTGACTACATCCGCGCTCCCGGCGTCAATCAGGCGTCACTCCAGTACACGGCAGTCATCGAGACGCCGTAGCCCGCACAGTCGGATTTCACCACTCATTCTCTTTTAAGGTCGCCATAGGTGGCCTTTTTTGTTGGAGGCCGCATTGGCTCAAGCAACGACTATCAAGGGCGGCAAATTCCGCGTCCTTATCGGCAACGATGCCGACCCAATTGTATACGAAAACCCATGCGGCTTCACGCAGCGGTCTATTACAATCAACAAGGGCCTCGAAGAGGTCAATGTTCCTGACTGTACCGATCCTGATAAGGTCGATTGGGTTGGGCGCGATGCAACCAGTCTTTCGATGAGTATCAGTGGGGAAGGCGTACTTGCCGCTGAAAGCGTCGATGTTTGGCTAGATGCGGTCGACAGTCTCGAATCCATTCCAGTGAAGGTTGAGTGGGAATTTCCTGCAAAAACCATTACGTGGACCGGCTTCATGCATGTTGAAAGCATTGAGGCGGGCGCAACCAACGGCCAGCGCGCGACGCTGAATGTCAGCTTGCAGTCTGACGGTGTTATGGTTCGCACATCTACGCCGGCTACACCATAATGAGCCGTGACGCATCGATCGAGCTAACCTGGGCGGATGATGATTACACCTTCCGCCTTGGGTGGAGCGAACTCGAAGCACTCCAGGAGGCCTGCGATGCGGGCCCCTGGGTTATTCTTGAGCGGCTTCACAACAAGCAATGCCGGTCTGGTGAGATTGCTGATGTTATCAGGCAGGGGCTCATCGGTGGCGGTTTGAAGCCGCCTGAAGCCACAAAGCTGGTTCAGAGATACGTCAAAGAGCGTGTGTCTGATTTGGCTGAGAATCTCTTATTTGCGATAGCTATTTTGCAAACCGCCCTTCAGGGAGCGCCTGAAGAGCCATTGGGGGAGCCGGGGGCGGCAAGTCAGGAGGGGAACAACTCGACAGTCTCCCCAATGGAAAGATCAGATTTGCCGCAATCTACGGAAACGGTGCAGTTCTAGGATTTACGCCGCAAGACGTTGGCAAAATGTCGATGTGGCAATACATGGCTGCGCTTGATGGTTACATCAAAGCGAATACGCCAGACGAGCCCGGTAAGCTTTCAGAAACCGAGAAAGACGATCTTTGGGATTGGATTAAGGCTGGGTGATGCTGGCCTTACCAATACTTTACGCCGATGTTCTTATCATGCCATGCCCGTCCGACTGTGTAGTTTAGACACCGGTCAACTTCGCCTCGGGCTTTCGCAAAGCTATCAGCGTGACCGTCCGGACTGCCGTTCTTCCAAGAGTTCAGGGCTTTTACCCAAACATCGCAATCGGCCTCGTAGTCCCTAAGTGCTTGTTCTGCGCTAGCTGAACGCGCCGCAGCAACATACTGCGCAGCCCGGTACTCATTCCAAAAATAGTACCCGACGAACGCGATAACCGCGATGCAGGCCGCGCCGACCAATACTTTCATCCACATCCCCAAGTTCGCGTGACTGCGAGCTTTTTTTCTTATCAGGACATCGTTTAGTATGGCAAGAACCGACCTCGAAAGTCTGGTTGTTCAGCTTTCTGCTGACTTCAAGTCATTTGAAAAAAGCCTGGCCCGCGCCAACGATGTTTCTAATCGCCAATTTAATGCGATTGAACGACGCGCCCGCCAGATGAACAAGAATCTGGATAGTATTTTCACGCGCTCGTTTAGCGGCCTCACGGCACCGCTCGCCGGAATCGGCGCTGCACTCGGTGTCGATCAGCTTCGCAAGATGACTGATACGTGGACGGATATGACGTCCCGCGTCAATCTTGCCGCAGGGTCGATCGATAAAGGTACCGAGGTCATGGGCCGTCTCGGCGACATGGCTCGCCGTACGTATTCGGATCTGACCCAAACAGCCGAAAGCTATCTATCCAATGCTACAGCTGTTCGCGAGCTTGGATATAACACCGATGAATCGCTAAACTACACCGAGGCGTTGAACAATGCGCTCGTGGTTTCAGGAGCTAAGGGCGATCGAGCTGCACGAGTTATCGATGCGCTCGCCAAAGCTATGGCGACCGGCAAGTTGCAAGGCGATAACCTCAATACGGTGATTGAATCCGGCGGCCGCGTTGCGGAAGCGTTGGCAGCTGGTCTTGATACGACAGTTGGCGGCCTGCGCAAGCTTGGTTCGCAGGGCAAGATCACGGGCAACGACATTGTTCGCGGCCTATCGAGCCAGATGGAAACGCTGCGTCAGGAAGCGGCCGACATGCCAGCGACGATCGGCGACGGCTTTACGCTTCTGAATAATGCTCTGCTTCAGTATGTTGGCAATGCTGACAGCGCAGCTGGCGTATCTGCGAAGATTTCCGAAGCGCTGGTCATGATTGCCGACAACTTCGACAAGGTTGCAGATGGCGCTTTGCAGGTTGCCGCGGTAATCGCTGGTGCCCTAGTGGGGCGTTCGCTCGCGGGTATGATCCGTACATTAGGTCTTGCTGGTACTGCACTGGCGAGTTTCACTAAGGCGTTGGCAGCTGCCCGGACTATGGGTGGCCTTACTACAGCCTTCGGTGGCCTTGGTGCCGCTGCTGGCCCTGTTGGTATGATCATCG